CTCTCATTTATCATATTTGATTGTAGCTTTTGTATTAGTTTATCTTGTTGTGTATCTTTATCCTGTATTAATTCATTTTGTTTGTTCTGACTTCCTTCTAGTGTTGTATTTGTTATATAGTCTTTTAATATTTCACTTATTAATACATTAAACTGATTTTGTGTTATATATTTGTTCTCTTCTTCAGAAGTATCATTTATATCTGCAGAACAAAATCCTGTCCATTCTCCAATTAACCTCGAATCTTTTGCTAAAGTGCTTCCTGATGTTACTTGTACTAATATTGAAAAATTGTTGCTCTCTAACTGATTATAAAATGCTACTTCGTATGGCTTTCCGCTTTCTGTTAATTAAATTTCCAAAAAAATAAGTATTTATCATTCCTTTTAAAAAATTTGCAGGAAAATTAAATATGTAAGTATCTTTTGTTATCTCTTTTTTCAATGTAGCATCTACCTTTATCATTCTAAGTTTTCCTATTTTTATTAAGTAAGCAACACCATTGTTAATATTAAAATATTCTGTATTTATGTATTGTGTAATATCTATAGTTGTATTTACAATTTTATTTGCAGAATTAGGTATCATCGCTATATTCCCCCCTTACAACAAAATCAAAGTAATCTCCTATTTCAGCTTTCCAGTCACTTGTAAGTTGTATTTGATTAGATATACTATTTGCATTTCCAACTTCGCAATAATGTCCATCAGTTCCAGAAACGTTCGAACTTAGTAACAGTCTCTCTCCGTTGTAAAACACATCTAAACAGTTGCTTCCCACTTTGTATTTGTAAGGAATATCTAAAACTTGTCCCGCTTCTACTGTAGAAGTTAATATAAGATTGTATTTATGAGTAATAACATTTTCTACATCGACAGCACTACCTAATTCTATCCATGATTTTGTAGCGTCGTTATAAGCATAACTCTTACTTTCGTCTATTACATTGTATACATCTCCATTTTGTGCATCTGTAGGTAAATCTTCAAATGAATCTACTGAACCTGCAAATTTATAAATATTTTGCAATGAATCTATCTTATTTTTATATGCATTAGTAAAATCATTACTTGATAAATTTTTTCCAGGAACTTTTTCAACTTTGTTTCTAAGCTGTGTATCTATTATTTTATTATTGGTATTAGCTACTTCTACGTCATAATTTTCTCCTTTGTCAGGTAAAATTAAATTATAATTTATTGTATAGTCTGACATAGTAACCTCCTAAATTAAATTTTTAGTAACGCTATTTTATAAGAATAATTTCCTGTTCCTCCAGTTTTATTGACTACCATATGAATACCTGAATCTCTCAAATTTATACTTCTTTTTAGCCCATTATTAAGTAAATCAGAGGAATCTTCAAAAAATCCAAAATAATTATAACCTTTTGCATTTGTATCATTTTGAGTACAAATTCCAAAAGCAATTACTATACAATTGTTTTTATTAAAACCCTCTGGATAATTTATATCTTTACTATAATCATTTTGAGCTGTCATCGTAAAATTTCCTGTAAGAACACTAATTCCTGAAAACGTAGTATTTAATTCTATGTTTTTACTTCCATCAAAATTAGCACTTCCTGAAACAGCACCTGATATTGATATATTTCTAGCAGTTTTCAATTTTGTTGCTGTTCCGAGCATTGCCAGTACAATTAGTAGCAGTACTAGCATTACCTTCCAAATTTCCTTTAACATTTCCATCTATTCCTCCACTTGCAGTTATTTTTTTAGTAAAGATATTTTCTTTACTTTTAAAAGCAATATCATTAGTTAAACTATTAATATATTCTTGAAATTTTTGATATAATTCTTCTCCGTCTACACTTATTAGACTATTAACAATTCCACAAAGTTGTTTATTTGGTCTTTTATCTGTTATGTCTGTATCCATTATATTAGTCGTAGATTTTACAGTTACTTCTGCAATACAAATTTCATATATGTTCTCGTCTCTTTGCAACTCAGCAACTGTATTTTCCCCTGTTCCTTGTTTTACTATCAATTTTGTCGCCCTGGTGTCTAAACTAGAGTTAAACTGCACTACTACTCTATCTATTCTTGTATTTGTAATTGGTCTTTCTAAAGTTATAACTCTTTCTTCAGTATTTTCAAAATCACAACCTTCAATTAAGCCAGCACCTTTTGAAATTCTTATGTTCATACCTCCATCCGCTGTCACTTTCATACTGTTTTCGCCATAATTATTGTAATCTCCATAATAAACACCATTTGATAAAAACTTTTTAAAATATTTTCTAAAAATTTGTGCTGCATATTCTCTGTCTGGCTCCATCTGCTGACTCTCAGTATTCAAAACATCCATCGAATCAAATGGAAAGCTTTCCAATATAATATCTGCCATTTTCTTTCCTTTCCCACAAAAATAAACCTATTATAAAATAGGTTTTTGTGTTAATTTTTTTATTTGTTCTGCTAGACTAGGAATTTTGTCTCCAAAACCCAATTCTACAGTTATATTATTTCTTTCATATACTTCTTTTGCTTGTATAATTCTTTTGTCTTCATAAACTCCATCACTTTCAATTGTAACTATATCACCTAAAAAGAAATCTTTTTCGTATTCCATATTAGGAATTTGATATATTTTACCTTCAACACTTTTTATTGTTTTATATGTATCAAGCTTTTTCTGACCTTCTGTTTTTAATTCGTCTGGGTCATCAATATTGCTTAAATCTACATATACTTCTCTTCTATCAAAACCTGTTGCTGTACCTATTACAGTAATAAGCCTGTCTTCATCTTCCCCTTTTCCAGCTGCATAAGCAACATTCTTATAGTTTGTATTATCATCTGTAACTTTTCCATTTAGTAAATTCTTCTTTTTTTCAGAAAAAATAATAAAAGGTACTTTTTTGTTACCTTCTAGTTGAGAATGTGTATATTGTTCTAATTGTTCGTGTGTATATTTACTTAATTCTTCATGAGTGTTTCCATCTCCTAATTGATTTATGCTTCTATCTGTGCCTTCATAGCATTCAAAATTAATACATTTATTGTTTCTGTCTAATATACCTTTCCATCCTATACCAGTATCTTCAGCAATATGTTTTAACTCATCGTGCAAATTAGTTAGTCTTGCTTGCCATACTGTTTTTATTCCTCTGTTTTGAGTAGGGGCTATTTTTATCCATGCAATATCTCTTTCTGGAGTTCTAATAGTATCATAATAACTTTCTACTATGTGATTTTTAATGTAATGTTTCATTACATTTTCTGCTTGTGTTTCTTCTACTCTATCGTATCCATTTGTGGCCACAATTCTTCTTTTAGTTATTCCTTTTATGCAAGTACCTGTAATTTTTAAAGTTTTACTATTACTATTTGATGTTGTTTCCCTTTTTTCAATCAGTAATATTTTTTCATCATTTTTATTTACTATAATCATATTGTCTGCCTGTAGTTTCTCAGTATTTGCTTTATTCTTATTAATAGTAAGTTCAAATGTTCCACATTCAAAATAGTTCCAAGTACAAATTAAACTTTCATAATTAGTAATTATTCCGCAAAAGTTCAAATTTTGTATTAATTATTTCAATACAGTTCATATACTATACCCCCACATACTTATTAGAGTAGTCTTTTATCTTCACACTATCCTTTGAAGTTTCAGCATCAGAACTATATTTTATGAGATTCTTTCCTACTATCAATTTAAAAAAAGTACTGTTTAAATCTATATTATTATAAACATCTATAGTTTCATGTGGTGTTATTAGATTTACTGTTTCTTGCCCCTCTGCTGTATTAATTACTAACTTTTCTTTTTCTCCAATTTCCATATTTACCTTTATATATTCTCTAGTAGTTTCATTTGTTATTATTGGGTTTTTGGCTGGTCCTGTATATTCAATTTGTACAGGAACTTCTTCATCTCCAACATTTTCTATTTCTTTGTAAAAACTTACAGAAGAAAAACAATTTGGTAACGTAAGTGAAAAAGTTAGTCCTCCCCTTACAGATTTTATATCTATATCTTTTCCTTCTGCGTCTAGCCAATATGGATCTACACATAAAAAAGATATTGTAGCTTTATCATGATTTAAAAATCTTGCATTAAAGTCTACACTATCTTCTACTCTTGCATATATTCTGTATTTCTTATAATCATTTGTGTAATATAAAAGCAGTTCTCCTTTTTTACCTGTTTCTTTATTGTATGTTTTTGGATTTAATATTCTATACACCTTTCTTTTTAGTTCATATAGTTTTTCTCTTGACTTTGTCCTGATCGTTATATCTACTTTGATGTTTCGTGGTTCTAATAAGGCATCTTCTGCATTTTCTCCATCTTGTGAAACACCTTGTGTTTTTTGACTTGTTGCTCCTGGATGACCTAAGCCTTCAATGTGAGATAGTAAAATGTCTTCTGTATCTCCGCCTGTATAATTTAGTAAAAGACTCTCTTTTAATCCTAGATTAACAATTTCTAATTTTTGCATCTCACACCTCCTAAATTCCAGCTAATTGTGCTGCAAGTTGTTCGTCTATATTTTTTAGTTTTCTATAAGTTTCTGATGGTAGCTCTGGGTTTTGCTCAATGTTATTAGTTTGATATACATTTATTGTTTTGCTTGTTACTTGCGGTTTGTTTGCACCTGCATTGTAAGAATATGAGCCTTTTGTCCACTCTTTTATCTTATTTTCTATATTAGTATCTATTCTATCTTGTATTTTTTGTATGAAGTTTTCTAATTTATTAGCAGCTCCTTCATTAATTCCTTGAGCCAACTTTTCTCCCAGAGTTTGTCCAGTTATTTCATATTTGTCTCCATATGTTTCTAATAATTTTATTATTTCATTCTGATTATCTTCTACATTCAATAGCATTTTTTCTGCTGTTTCTTGTGCCATATCTATTTGCTCATCGTAATATTTTTCCAATTCTTCTAATTGTTGTTCGTATGCTTCTTGTTTTTTATCTGCCTCTTCCTCTATGGCATCTATCTTAATCTCTTGCTCTTCTTGTAATCTATCTTTTTCTTCTTGTAAAGCATCTTTTTTATCTTGCAATTCTCTTTCGTCTAATGTTTTTTGATAATCCGCTATTAATTTATCTAATTCCTTTTGATAGTTTGCCTTATTAGTTGCATCATGTTCAAACGCAATTAAATCTTCTAATCTTTTCTTTTTCTGTTCGTATTCTGCATCTTCTTCATCTCTTGATTTTTGTTCTTCAGCTTTATTTAATGCTTCTAATTCTTTATCTATTGCTTCTATTCTTGTATCATATTCTTCATTTATTGCATCAATTCTAGCATTCTTCCATTTTTCAACTTCTTCTAAATTTTTATCTATCATTTCTTTGTCTTTTTCTTGCATTTCTTCTAGCTGAGCTACTATAGCATCTCTTAATTGAGATGCAGTATTGTCTATGCTTTCTACTCTTAAATCGCGTTTTTGTTGTTCATAGTCTCTAATAACTTGTAATTCTTCTCTATACAACTCTTTTCTTTCATCAAGTGAAAGTCTTTCATCTTTCATAATTTGATTTAAGTAGTTTTTGTGCATTTTTATAATTGCATCATAATCTTTAGTTTGCTCTGCTACATCATAAGCAGCTCCACGCAAGTTTTTTTGTTCTTGTATATATGCTTCGTAATCTTCAGTTTGTTGATCTAGTATGTCTTTCTCTTTTTGTGCTAGTTCCTTATTTAATTCATATATTTTTGTTCTTAACTCTCTCTTTTCTTCTGTAGTTCTTGCATAACTATTAAGAGCTTTTTCATACATTGATATTTCTTCTTTTAAGCTTATTTGGTCTAAAGATTTTTTATACTCTATTAGTGCTTTGTAATTATCTAGTTTCTTATTCTCATAAACACTACTTGAACTAGTACTTACTGAAGGTGTAGAATAACTAATACTTACTGGCTCAACATTAGGAACATCTTCTGCTTGATATCCTGCCATTGCTTGTAAAATGCCTAAAACACTTTCTAATTTTGGTTTTACTTCCTCAAAAGCTATTCCAATATTTTCCGCTACTTGTATTTGAACATCTTGACTTTCTATTGCTGCATTTATCATATTTATATATGATTGTATTGTTTCTTGCGACGCATTCCATGCAGTATCGGCTTTCAATTTTTCTGCATTAATATAATCTTGAGCTTTTGCTATAACAATTCCTTCTGCATTTGCTGCTTCAGGATATGCCTTAGCCAATTCTTTTACTGCATTTTGATATTCTGTAGAAGATTTTTTGCTATTCTTTACAGTATCTAAATATTTTTGCATTTGAGTAGCATTTACTTTTAATTGTGCCGCTTCTTTCTGCTTATTTTTTATAGTTTCTGTATCTAATCCTTCACTTATCTTTTTTACTGCATCTGCTTCATCTAAATATTTTGTATAATCTTGTAATTCTTTGTTTAAACTATTCAAAGATGATTTAACTTCTTCATTATTTCCTACTTCTTTTTTTGCTAAATCCTCATATTGTTTTATTAAATCATTTAATTCACTTTGTACAGTTTTTGATTCTTCTGAACCATAAGGAGTAGATACTAGTATTTCCCCCCATTCCTGTCTCTTTTGAATTATTTGATTTAATAAACTTATTTCTTGTTCTATTTCGGACTTTCTCTGTTCAGCACTAGTTATAGATTCTTCAGCATATCCATATTTTCCAGACAATATATCATTGTATTGTTTTGTTCTTTCATTTAATATTGATTGTGCTTCTGCTTGCTTTTCAGTTGCTGTAGTATAAGCTGCTAACGCAGATATTACTCCAGCAATTGCAATAGCAATCAAGCCAAATGGATTTGTAGCAAGAGCTGCTGTAAAACCTTGAGTAGCAACTGTAGCTGCAAATGTACTAGCCTTATATGTATCATATGCTTTTTTTACTGTTGTTATAGCTATTGCTAACAAACCTAATGTAGTTATAAATGTAGTAACTCCAGCCGTCGCTGCCTCATTTGATGAAATGAAATCTGCTAATGCGGATACTGCTTTAGTTTTAAATTCTTCTACTTTCATTAATGTAGGTTCAAGCGCTTCTGCATAAGCTATTTGTGTTTCTCGCATAGCTTGCGAATATTCTCCTTGTTTTCCTGCTAACGTTTCCATGTACTGCGCAGTTGCTCCTGCAAATGGTGCCGCCGCTTCCATTGTTCTATTTAAGTATGCCTGATTTTTCTCTGCATCCGTTAATTGACTTGCTGTCTTACCAATACTTTCCGCATATTTACTCTCCATTACAGATAAGTTTTCTGTTACACCTGCTGCATCAGATAAAGTAGATATACCGTTTTTATATCCTTCTGACGCCATTTTTACTGCTTCTGATACAGAATAACAAGCTTGTCTATTAGAAATAGCACTTTCAGTTAATGCCATAATCATTTTCTCTGTGTCTTCTGCTGTATATCCCATTAAACTAAAATTTTTTATCGCTGTTGCTATATCTGCTTGTGTTAGACCATATTTAGAAAATTTATTCATTATCTCTGTTAATTGTTGCATGTCTTGCCCAGTATAATTTGCTATATTCTGCAAACCACTCATTGCTTGTGTGTAACTGTTATATTCATTTACACATGTTTTTATAGCACTACCAATTCCATGCAATGTTGCAACAATACTAGCTGACATAGCGATAAAACTTGCATCTAAATTTTTATTACTATTTTCTAACGATTTATTGTTACTCTCTATTTCTTGTAGTTTTTGTTTAGCTGTATTTAATCCCTTTTCTAATGCTTGTGTTTTTATTTGTAAGTCTATAACCAATTTGCCTATTTGTGTTTCTGTTGACATTTTACACCTCTTTTCGAGCATAATAAAAGCACCAGAATAATTCTGATGCCTTATTATTTTATTTTGCTATTTCTTCTATTTCTTCTACATTTATTTGACCTTCAAGTATTTTTACTCTTTTGTTAGCCTTTTGCATTGATTTTTTCCTACCATCAATTTGTTTTTTTAAAGAACCTGCAATGTCTTTTACATAATATATTTTCTTCGTTGTGCTAATGTTTATGTATGTTGTTTTCTTATCTTCCTTTACAGCAAAACAATCTCTTACGTGGTTATCATCTTTAAAGCTTGATATTATCCTATTTGCTTTTGATTTATAATGCTGTTCTATTAACTTGTTCACATCTGGTCTATCATCATACATTTTCAATAAATTTATTACATGGTTTTGTTCTATTTCTCCGTTGTCGTGTATTTCCTTATAAATTGTTTCTTTTACTTTTCTATCCACTACTTACTTCACTCTCCTTATTGATTTATAATTTTGCATTATTCTCTTTATTTCTTTTAAATTGTTTATTGCATCATCTATATTTTTCTCTTCCTGCTTTATTTCTTCTTGCGTCATATCTTCTAGCCAATATCCAACATTTTCATCTGTTATCTCTACTGAAATTGGCTTATAAACTGCATCATTTATTTTGCAATATATCCTGTGAGCCTTATCTAGTTCTTTACACTCTTGTTTAAATTGTTCTTCTACTAATTCTTCTGCCTTGCTTACCTTTTGTTCCTCTGGAATATCTTTTACTTTTTTAGTTAGTTCATAGCCTTTGTTTATACTAATAACATTGTTTTCAACAGCCTTTTTTATTGGTTCTGGTGCGTGTTTTTGTACTTGTATTACTTTGTTCATAGTATCTGTTGAAACACCAGCTGTTTTTGCTAATTCTTTTGTTGTATTTATTGGTACAGTGTTGTTATCTTCTTTATTGATAGGTTTTTCTGATTTCTGAAAACCCTTTCCAAAATTCTTACCAGCTTCAATTTGCCTTTCTTTAGCTTTCTTTTCATAATATGGTCTAAATTTTTCTGCTATTTTAAATAATGTTCCATCATCTATATTGCGTCTAGCTTTTTGCGTTGTCCAAGCCCATATCATAGCTTCTTCTTTATTTTCAAATTTCATCTGTTTAGTTTTAAAGTCAATATTATTTTCTTTACAAATTCTATATCTGTGATGACCATCTACTATTATTCCTTCCCATACTATAATAGGATTTATACAACCATTTTTTATAATGTCCTCTTTTAATAGGTTGTATTTTTCTTCTTCTAGTTTAGGTAAAAGATTTTCTATTTCTATATCTATTTTCAAATCTTCTGACATTTCTGTCTCCTTTCCATAAGTTTTTCCATTCCCTGCTCTAAAGTAAATCTATTATTTGTTACCCCTCTATAAATTGTACCTGTTATTTTAAACATTGTTTTCGTCCAATTTCTATTGTTTACTAGATGTTGTTTTAATGCTTCTGTATATTCTTTCATTAAGCAACACCTTCTTTCTGTCTTAAATTTTCTAATTCTTTACATAGTTCATCTGTCATTCTTCTATTTATCCAAGCACTTCTATATTCCTGTGATAATTGTTGCCATTCCTCTTCTGTTATTGACTTTTGAAATACTAACTTGTTTAAGTTTTCTTCTGTCAATTCTCCATCTATATGAGGAAATACAACTCTTGTTCTTATTTCTGTTTCTCCATTATCATAAGTAATATGCTTTTCTACGGTATAGCTTTCATATCTTTTTCCTATAAAATCATTATCTTTCTCAATTTTATATTCAATTTTTTGCATAAATAAAAAGACCTCCATTCATTTTTTTACTTGAATTTCAGCCCCTACTGTGATACAATATATTTGTAGGAACTAAAATTCTTACTGTTTGAGATAATGTGAAAGTTTGGCGATGGACACATTATCTCTCTTCTTTTTTTAATAACTCATTAATCTGTACATTGAATACATTTGCAATTTTTTCTAATAATTCATATTTTACTTTTTTGCATTTTGCATTTTCTATTGCATTAATTTTTTCTCTTGATGTTTTTACTTTTTCTGCTAATTCTCGCTGACTAATATTTAATCTAGCTCTCTCTATACGTATTTTTGCATTATCTATTTCCTTTGAAATATTTACAACCATATTTGCTTCACCTCTCTTTCTGTTATGAATAATATCACAATTAGTTATGTTTGTCAATAACTTTTTGTTATCTCTTTCTTGTTTTTTTTTACTAATTGTGTTATTATTATTGTGAGGTGTTTATATGAGTGAAATTAATGATTTAAGTAATTTATACCATTTTGCACAAGTATTAAGAAAATTGCGACAGGCTAACAATTTAACGCAAGAGCAATTAGCAGAAAAATTAGACATCACTCCTAGTGCTATTACAATGTATGAAACTGGTTTAAGAAATCCCAGTTTAAAAATATTATTTAAAATATCTGACTTTTTTAATGTATCTATAGATGAACTTTTAGGAAATACTCATTCTAATATTAATAATCTCGATGCTTCATTATCTGGATTTCCTACCGAAAATTTTAAAAAATTAACACCTTCTCAAAAAGAGCAAATTAAAAGCCTTATAGAATTTTTAATTCACAAAAATAACAACAAATAAAACACACTACATTTCTGTAATGTGTTTTTGTCTATAATTCTATTTCCTTTTTTTCTGTAATATTATTTTTAAATTGTTCTATATAATTATATATTTCTTTATATATTTTTAAGTCATCTTTTAAATCAAAACTTATACATTGTTCTTCATTATCTTTGTTCTCGTAAATAATTATAAAAAACCTATGGAAGTCAGTAGAACTTCCTCCTAAAAATGCTCCTATAGGTCCTAATAATATAGCTCCTCCTACTGCACCACTAATTGAATTTCTTACTTCTTTAGATGTTTTAATATTCATATCAATTATTTTATCTTTTTTTAGTTTAAATATCTGTCCTGTTCCCTCTACTACTATTTGATTATCACATAAGTGCAATATACATCTTGAATTTTCTGATAATGGTAATCCACATATATGATTAATTTCCGTTGAATATACAGCATTATATTCATTACCTTTTTCATTAATATCATTTTCTTTTTGATGCTTTTCTTCGCTCTTTTTTATATTATAATTGGCTGCCCAAATTAAATATGCAATTATACAACCAAAAAACAATATCATAAACCACATACAAAATCCCCTCCTGTGAATATTCTACAATAAATTGTAAAATATTACAAGAGATTTAAAAATCTTCTGCAGAAACTTCTATTTCGTCTTTATTTGTAGTTTTATTTAGTTCAACATATTTATCAAAAATTATAGGAATTTCATCTACATAGTAATTATTTAATAGTTCAGATTTTGATATTCCAATTTTATTACAAACAACTATTATTTCTTGAAGCCAGTTAGGATCATGATATTTCTTATTGCTGGCTTCATTAGGACGAAAAAATTTTCTAACTTATTTATCTCCCAAAATTTTATACATATTTCTGTAAGCTCTGTTAGAGATAATTTATTTTCTATGTATTCTTCATCTACATCAAGTAGTTTACTTAAAAAGCTAAATAAAAACTTTGGTGCTACCATTAATAATTTTGTTATTAAATTAATTAGATTATCTAAACTTAACATTTCTGATAATCTAAAATCTTGTTTATTGTCAGATAACTCTTTTATGAAGTCCTCTGGCAAATTTTTTAAAGTTTGTAGAGCTTCAAAATACTTGCCACAAGGCATCTTTTTTATCTCTACACCATACATTTTTACTGTTTCATTTAAACTTAAACTTTCATTACTTTTCGCCATATTTTTCTCCTTTTATTGTTTATAATTAAAAAAGGGACATATTGAACTCTACTTTTTGGGGTATAGTTCATATAGTCCCTTTTTTAATTAATTTTACTCTAAATCGTCAGCAGGTACTTTTTCTATTGTATCAAGCCATGTTAAATCTGCATTACCTGTTTCAGTATCTTTGATATCATAGAATTTTCCATCACATGCTCTTTCTAAGAATTTACCCGTAATCTCTACACCTGTCTTGCTGTTTCCTTTTGTTTCTAAATCCATTTTTACTGTAGAAACTTTAAATCTATAATATTTCCACATTCTATATGTTCCGTCTGCCAAAAGTCCTCTAAATGAACATGCTAACTCTGGAGCAACATCCCCCTTGCTAAAAGAATAAATTTTTGTTTCTTCACTATACTTTCCTCCACGTAGTTTTGCCCTTAATTCATTAGATAATTCAGCAAGAGTAATAGTCACTTCTTCTCCTGTTACATCTGAGTCTGTATCCCAGATTCCGTCATCGGCTAAGATATCTTCTGATTCAGCTTGTTCCTCTTTTGATAATTTTTGAGCTGCTGGAACTTTTATCATTGTTCCTACGATATAACTTTCTTCCGTGTTTGTTGTTATAGGGAATATTCTTAACCCACTAAAACCTTTTAAATATTTTTTGGCCATATTTTATCCTCCTTCTATATAAAAAATGAAGAGAAGCTTTACTCCTCTTCTAAATATTGTTCTTTTTCAAATCGCATTGTTTTATGATGTTTTACTGCTCCTTCTTCGTGTAAATCCAAACATAAAGTTCTTTTAAATTCTAGTTCCTTCATTTTCTTATTTACCTCGATTGCTAGCTTTGAGCATTCACTAGGTGTATCACACCATACATCAATTTGTATAGCAATATTACTGCTATATTCTTCATCATCAGCATTGTCTGCCTCTGAATTGTCTAATTCGTAATAACTTATTATTTTTTTACCCTTTGTCCAGTTTTCTGGATAAAAATAAGAAACTTCAACATTTGAGATTTCTTCTAATTTTTTTAATATTTGTGGTTTTAAATTAATCATTATCTACCACTCTCCAATTTTCTTATGTCTTTTTGTATTGATTTTATTACTTCTTGTTCTACTTCTCCTGTATTTTTTGCATGAAGATATGCACTAGACATAAACGGCTGTGGTTTTTGTCCCCTTGTCCTGTAAAAGTGTTTCCCTTCATCTGGAGTATAAGTCCAAGCAGTAATCCTTCTAGCTCGCATTCCTTCTGGCAACTTCATTCCACTTTCGTTTCCCACTGGTCCTGTGCCGAAAATTTACATACGCAGCATAATTCAAATTTGTATATACTTGTGCTTCTGCTCCGTCTTGTGTTATTTCAGAGTTAGTCTTTATAGAATTACGAAGAGTTCCAGTATCAACTGGTGTAAGTATTTTTGCATTCTTTTGAATTTTTTTTGCTCCTCTTTCAAGACCTTTTCTAGCACTTTCTTTTATGTTTCCACCTAGTCCGTGACAAATTAGAAAGTAATTCATCTAATCCTTTTATGTTAGACATTTAATCATCTCCTTCTACTAAAAGAGTGATATGACTGTCTGATGCAATTTTACTTCTTATAACATAATCTTTGTTATTATAAACAAGTATATTGCCAATCTTAGCTACTGTCTTATCACAAGTAACTATTGCATTAGCTTCTATTTCTTGTCCATATTCTTGTTGTATCTTTTCTCTTGTTTGGAATTGAAAATTACCTTTAAAACTATCTATCTTTTCCAGTTTTCCATTTCCAATTACAGCCCCCTCATCATCTTTTATAGTTCCTTCAGTCCATATCTCTATATTTTTGTCATAGAAAGTATCTGCTATTACTTTTCTGAATATTTCTGGTATTTGCATAACTACCACCCCATAAATGCATAATTGCTAATTTCATTAAGGTTGTTTGCTATAACCTTATCTAAATCAACATCATCTTTTGAAACTGTTTCTGTTACTTTAAAACTTACAGTTTGACCATTGTCGCTTGCACTAGTTACTTGTGTTTTTTCATTATTGCTGTCATCTTTATCTTTGTAGTAGAGATAACAGTTCATAGCATATCTAATAACAAAATAATCCAGTTCTTGTGGTAAATCTTTTCTTTTGCAAAGAGATTTTATTTTATCAGTAATATCATCAATATAGCCTTGAATTTTCTTGTCGTATTCATTATTTTGAATATTTAATCTTTCTTTTACTTTGTTTAATAAGTCCATTATTACCTCCTAAAAAGGATAAGAGTATTTGACTCTTATCCTCTAGAGATTATTCTTGCTATTGGAATAGCTTTGTGATTTATATAACTTCTATCTCCTTCTGATTCTTCTCCTGAATTAACTAAAGCCCAGTTAGCTCCATTTGCTAATTCTTCATCAGTTGGAGATGCAGTTACTTGTGATTTCTTTTCATAAGAAATTCCAAATGGTGCAAAACATTTTCTTTGTCTAATATATAATGTATCTTGTCCACCATTTTTGGCTGGGTCTCTATCCATTTCATAAGGTACTTTTGCTCCTAAATCTTCATAAGATATAGCTCCATTACCTAAAACATAAGTAGTATATTCTGTATGAGCTTCATCTTTTAACTCGTAATATGTACCTATGCTTTCTTTAGCTGGACTTACTACTACATTATAGTTGCTTCCTGATTTTGTATAATATGTTTTACCTTCTACTATATCAGTATCAGCAGTTTTTTCATATGTTGCAGCAACTTCTTCTACTGGCATATCATCATCAACTATTACTAATTTTCCATTCCATGTTCCTAAATCTAATGACCTTGTAATGCCATCTTTGTCTGTATATTTTAGTCTTTCAATTAAATTTAAGTTCTCTAAACCTGTAGAAACATCACTATGCATAAATACCATTGTAAATTTCTTTTTATTTGCTCCACAAGCTTTATTAGTTGCTGTATTTAAAGTTGTAGCTTCCATTTTTCCACTTAGTTTTGTTGTATGTTTATTAACAAATTCTGTTTCTTTTGTTCCTGTCATAGCGAATATACCTTTTAGAACTGCTAATATAGTTTTTTGATCTAGTCCGTCTTTATATTCAGCAATTTGTTCAGCAACATTTTCCATAAAGTCTTTTCCACCTGTTATATCGTAAGAAAAGTCTTTTTCTACGAAACCTTTTGCTCTACCTACAACTATCATACCTTGTTCAAATGTTTTAGTTGTTGTTGCAGTAATATCTGTTTGTCCATCATAATTTACTGCATCTCCTTCTGCTAAACCTCTCATTGCAACTCTTGCATATTGTGCACCATCTTCGCTTGTAAATACATCTCTAATATCTTTATTTCCAACTAACGCTTTTGATTTTTTTAGCTCGTTAGTTTTTAAGTTTGGTACTCTATCTACAGAGTACTTAAAAGCTTTCTCATTAAAACTTTTTGCATCAAATTTTCCCATATTTTTTACCTTCCTTTTCTATTAAATTTCTGCATCTGGATTTTCTTCCAAATATTTGCAAATATCGTCATACGACATTTTGCCTAAATCTGGCTTGCCGTCATTTATTTTTTGTTTGCCAGCTCCTTCTTGTCCTTCTATAATAGTTTGCTCTTCATTGAATAAATAAGATTTTCTTTCTTTTAAACTCTTTATTTGTTCATCTAGTCCAATAAAGTTGTCTCCGTCTAAGCTGATTTTAGAAATGTCTATATTAGCTATAATGTCTTTTGAGTCTTTTGCATTAATTTCTTTTCCCATTAATTTCAATGATAACTTACTATCGAAGTCATTTTTCTTAACTTTTGCATCTGCTTCATCTTGTATCTCTTTTACTTTTGTTTCATATTCTTCTTGAGTAATCGAGCCTTTTTTATAGTTGTCATACTCTGTTTGAATATTGCTATTAGTAACCTTTAATGTTTCGATTTCCGCATTTGCAGATTTTAATTTTTCATTTACTTCATTGAATTCATTTGCAGGTTTAAAATGTTTTGGTAATTCTTTAGAGATTTTACCTTCTAAATCATCTGCATTTTCTATTCCTGCTTCTTTTAATATTTTCTTTAACCATTCCATAATTGGTCCTACCTTTCTAGCTTTTTTATTCTGGTGCTACCAGTACGAAAAGTTGCTTTATTTGTATTCCCACAAGCAAATGGGTAATTTGTTTGTTTTATTGAATGCCTAACTACAATAAACGGCATAAAAATAAGACGTATAATTACGTCTTATTCTATAATCATTAAATATTAATAACTAGTTAATCATCATATTCAGGATTATCATCCCAAAAACTTGTATCATATTCCCTTTTTTCTTTAATGCATTTATCTATTTCTTCTATTAACTCTTTTTTAGTTCCTTCAAATTGTGCTAATGGGAAGCCTTCTGGAAATATTTTTTTGTATTTATCTAACTTCTGCTCTACTTCCTTATCTAATACATCATAATACATTATAATAACCTCCCTATTAAATCATCAAAAGCTTTAAATGTGTTTGGTAAATATTTTTTAAATATTTGCAATTGTCTAAAATCATTTGCGCCAGCAACTGTAAACATTTGTGCAAATACCTCTTTTTCTAATTTATTTGCTTTTTTCCAATAACTATTTTTATGAAAATATCTACCTTTTATTTGATTGTTTGTCATTCCACTCATTATATCACTTAACTCTCTGTACTTACTATTATTTTTTATTAAATTTTTATATAAACTTTGATTGTTTAATATATTTTTCTTATCTAATTCTATTGCTTTAATAAAAGAATTAGTAGAAGATAGCCATTTGTTATTATAATCTACTGCATGAGCAAGTTCATGTCTTACTGTATGACTATTATAGTTTGTTTTCAATACAATTTTTCCTTTTTGATGATATGATTTGTTTCCTCCTAATTTTATTGATTTTATATTAGTATTCATTGCAATATTTTTAATATTATTGTTAACAAATGCTTGATTGATAATGTTGTTCTTTTGTTCTGTTATATTCTTTAATTTTGTTTTACTATTTTTATTAAATAAGTTATCTATTATCCCTTCTTCTTTATCTACATACTTACTATCCCACTCTTTATAAGTCATATCTCGTGGTACTAATATAGGTTTACCATTTTCATCTCTAGCTTTTCTTTGTAAGTTTTCTATATTATCATCATCAAAAACCGCTACTGTTGTACATCTATCGTTGGCATGGATTGGAGGACAATTTTTACCAGCTTTTCTATCTTTTATATTGAATACTTTATTATCTAATTCTGCACAATGTTCACATGTTCTGTTATCTAATGTTGCTATAAATCTATATTTTTCTATATCCAGTTCTTCGTAACTTAAAATTTCCGCTTCGTTAGCAAAATGATTAACTTCTGTTCTTACAAGTCTAGTAGCATTATATAGTCCTACATTCATATATTCAGATAATTCTTGTGCTATCTTATTTATAGACTTTCCTGATAAAGAAGCAGCTGTTAATTGTGTTCTTAAATATGATCCTAACTTTTCACTATTTTTCCATATTCTTTGAGAAAAATTCGCATTATCTATCCAATTTTCATTTAAAAGTAAATTTATTGTTCTGTTGTCTATTTTTGCAAAACTAAATCCTATCCCTGTGCCTTTTTGTATATCAAATATAGTATAATAGTAACCTTCTTTTATTGTGTCTACGTATCTTATTTCTGTTATTTGTTGCTCTATATTAGCTAGTTTCTTTAGTTCTACATCTATATTTTGTTGCAATGCTTCATATCGACTAATTCTATATGAATAAGCAGGAGCATTATACTTTGCTAACAGCTTCTTTTTTATACCTTCATCTGTTATATTATTGTTTATTACTTCTAATAGATTGTTGTAATATTGTTCAGTTTCTTTTTTAGTTAACAACTGCAATAAATCTTCTTTTTTTAATCCTGTATCTTTCGCATAATTCTTAAAAATTTTAGTTATTTCTTTATTTATATCTTTTGTCGCTTGTTCATAAGCTTTTATAAGACTATTTATCGTATTTTCTGTCCTTTTTTCTATACGTTTCATTAATTCTGTAGAACGTATTTCCCAGTAATTAATAGGTTTTCTAGCCATAAAAAATAACACCTCCTACTATTCGGTGTCATCGTCTTTATGTGGCTCAAATCCCCCACTATTATTAAACATTTGACTTTGCATTTTCATATTTTCTTCTTTTTCTTCTTTTATTCTTTGCAATTCTTGTTCTACATCGTCAACGTATGGGTGATTTTCTAGTTTAGTTCTTATACTTATAGTTGTATCATTGTTTATTATATTTATTTGCTCTGCCGTATTGAAGATTCTTGATTTATTAAAAGTAAATTTAAAATCAAATATATTTAAGTCCTGAGGTACTTCTCCTTTTCTTTTTAAGTGTTCTGCTATAAACCAAAATAATTGATACAATCCCTCTGTTAAATTTGATATACACTCATCAGCTTTTAAGTCTAAATCAGTGTATAAAAACTCTAATGAATACCCAGAAGGTGCCTGTCCTATTAGCTCGCTTCTATTAGTATTTACTCCTCTTCCAAATTCATATATTTTTTCTTCTAATAATTTTAAGATTATTTGTCTTGCTTCGTATGGAAATGGTATTGTCTCCGTTTCAATTTTTCCTGTTGCATCATTATTTCTAATAATACCCATTATCTTTATTCTTTCGACCAACTCTACAAGACTTTCTGCTCCATATCCATTTATTTTATATATAAATTCTTTTAAATCTTCTATTGTATTAATAAAGTTAGAATTAATTAAATCGTAAGCATCTATTAAGTCTTTTATTGGCTCTAAGTCTGTTTGTCTTTCTTCATTATTTTTTATAATTATGTATGGCACTTTACCCCAGCCATGTGACTCTTCTTTAACTAATTGACCATTAAACAACTGTTTAGTTATCCAATGTGGCTCTGGATTAATTCTATTTACATCTAACAGATATTCTTGTGTATCGGCTAATTCGTTAGTTTCTTCTATAAAATATTTTGTTTCGTTCGCTGTTTCCCATTCTACATATCTTTTTTTCTTTCCATTGTCTATTATTTGATAATTATGTAACACATCTGTTAATATTTTTTGTGTTTTTGTATCATATATGTCTATAATGTCAAGTGGCTCTACGTTACAGTATTTAAGGTTTCCATGTTCATCATAAAAAATATGCCAAACAGCATTTACCTTGTTTGACATATTTGCAACAGTTTCTTTTAAGAAGTTATCAAAACTAATTCCTAATACATTCCAAAATTTATCAACTATTTTCTTGTTGATTTTCTTTAGCTTCTTTTTTTGTTCTTCGTTTAATTCACTATTTATTATTGGTTCATACGATATTGTAATTGGCTTTCCTACAACATAGTTTTGCTTTTGTTTGACTAACTTCCAATGATATCTATGAGCCACTTTTACTAACGATTTATTTGGTATTTCTATTGTCTTTTTTATTTCTTTTTCTTTTCCTGTTGCTTCATCTTTTTCTTTGCCTATTATTGTATATTCATTTAACTTTTTAAAACATATATCGTGTTTCCCTTCATAGTATCTTTGTCCTATTCGCATTTGTCGTTTTAATGGACTTACAATATCATCTTTAAGAAATTGTTTTATTAATTCACTATCTAGATTTGGTAATGAACTGTTTATACTCTCTGTCTGTGTCATGTTATCCTCCTAACTTGCTAAATATAAATCATCACTTCCATAACGAAGTGCATCTATTCTGTGGTTATTCTTATCTTCTGGAATTTCTAATGGATTCCCATACTTGTCTACTTTCCATCTGTATAAACCTAATTCTTCTATCAATCCTTTACATCTAGGGCTTACTATTATTTCATACCCCTGCAGCCATTTAATTCCGTGTAGTACGCTATCTGGTCCTTTCTGAGCTGGAACTGCGTTTATTGCATATTTATTTAATTCTGCTATTGATTTAGGCTCTGCACTATCACATTTAACTAAGGCATATAACGGCATTCTTGGTCTTATAGAGTTAGCTAATTGTTCATTATCTAACTCACAAGCACTAAATTCGTCAAATACATATATTCTCTTATGCCTAGTATCTACACTAAATTGTAAAAAACAAGAAGGGTCTGAACTATATCCAAAATCCAAACCTCTCCTTATTAGTTCAAATGTATTTTTATATTTTTCTGTATCTTCAATACGCCATTTTTTAAATATTAATCCTAATGCAATACCAGGCATGCCTAAGCCTGCTGTTTTATATCTTTCATAATCTTCTTTACGCATTTTTTCATATGCTGCATAGTCTTTTATATCTAAAAATTCATTTAATTTATAATTTGTTATCATTAACAGTTGTTTTGTTGTCTCTTTTACTTGTTCTCCTAAGTATTCAAATTCTTGTTCTTCTTCAACTATTAACTCTTGTTTACCATTCTTTAATAATGTATCTTCATCAGGTGTTAGTTTTGTTGTAAGTTTTTTTACTATAAAATGTTGATTACTCCAAGGATTGAAGCTTGCTACTGACTGTCTAAAGTATCCTTCTGGAAGTAACCCTCTTGAACACATTCTAGTATTATTGTATGTTTCCTCTTTTACAATTTCAAAAGCTTCTTCAAACCATTCGAAGCATAAAACTAAATCAGGGTCATCTATTGTTATAGAGGCTATTTTTTGCCAATCATCAAGTCCTCTAAAAAATATCTTTTGCCCTGTTATTTTGTTTGTTGCTTCTAATGGATTTAATTTAAAATCCCATTCACTATCTAGTCTTAATTTTCTACAAGCCCATTTTAAATCTGCATATACACTATCTTTTAAGGTAGTAGCTGTATCTCTCATAGCCAATAAGCAAGCTCGTGGGTATTTTTTTAATAAATACATCCATCTTAAAGCTATTGTTTTTGATTTCTTACTACCTTTTGAACCCATTAAAATTACTTCGTCGCCTTTGAAATTCCAGAAAGTAGAATAACCTTTTCCAATTGTTTCTTGCAAACTTATTCTTTCTTTATTCATTTACATCATCTACTATTTCTACAGTATATCCGCCAGATATTTCTTTCTTATCCACAAACGTTCCATATCTTTTTCCTAAAAGTTCTGCACATTTCGTTCTATCTTGCAAAGAAGCGTCTAGTCCAAACTGGTCTTTTTCTTCTCCTCGCATTACTTTTGTAAGATATTGTAATACTTCATCTTGTGAGGCAATTCTTTTACTTTCTTTCTCTTCTAATTTTTTTTGAATAAAAAAGTTAAGTTTTGTTAAGTTTTCTGCGCCTATATTTTTGGATGTCTTTTCACTATATCCTGCTCTTTTTGCACTTTCTGTTGCATTTGCTGTTTCTATATAGTAATCTATAAATCTTTTTTGCTTTTCTGTTAATTTGCTATAATCATTTTCCACCAGCCTCACTTCCTTTTCTGTACTCTTCTGCTAAATATTTTATTAAATCTACTTTGCTATAACATTCATAATCAACTTTATATTTTTCTTCAAATTCTACTTCCTCATCTTCTAATGTTACAAAGTTTTCAATAGGTATTAATTCTCTTTTTAATATCTGGTATTTTGTAGCATATCTATCATTCTTTTCACTATAAAATTTAAAACTATTTATTCTATATATTTGTCCCTTTTGTTTTAATGCATATAATAATTTATTTATATTTTGATTAATATTCATTGTCAAACCTCTTAACATGATAACCTTAGTATTGATTGTTTTTTTATTTCTTCTAGTAATTCTTTTCTTTTTTCTTCCGATAAATTTTCCCAATTTTCATTATTTACATGAATTTTATTATCGTTATTTACATATTGTTCTACTACTTCATTAATAAAATCATTACTACTTGCAACTATCTCGCATATATCTTCAAATTCAAATTTCTTCTCATCATCTTGTCTATGTCCATATTCATAAAGCCATGCGTGTATTAATTCATGTTTTAGCGTTTTTATAATGTTTGCTTGATTTTCTAGTAACAATACTTCTTGTGTTTTATATATTGTAACTCCCATAGTATAGTCATTCTTCATTTCATTGTTTATTTCTGCTTCTGATACTTCTTTTATTGTCCATTCTGCATTGTTTATTTTAAATTTAAGCATAGTTGTTCTCCTTTTATATGTTTGACTTCATTAATGTATCTTGTTGTCTTGCAGTTCTATTCAACTGCTTTTTATATCCTTGTATCTTACTATTGTCCTTTTCATATTCTAAACATTTTATTGTTAATAAATTATTTTCTTGTATTGTTATTAGTTTTCTTTTACATGTAGTATTCTTACATGTATCACATAGTTTCATTTGTTTTCTCCTTATAAAAAAACTTAACTAGAATTGTCTTTATCTTTCATTCTTATTCATTTTTAGAAAGGAGGTGTTTCCACCTGGTATATATATTAACTTATCTAGTATCGTTATGGAGCTTTCTGTAAGACTCGAACTTACTACTGTAGTTTACAAGACTACTGCTTTACCTGTTAAGCTAAGAAAGCATATATTGGCTGTACAAGAACTCTTATGTACATTTAACTCCGACTTTGCTATCGCCTTTCTCGAAAAGCACCAATTCATTTCACAATTCTTTAACTATATAAACAATAGTTAGTAATTGTTGAAATTAATTTAAAATGTTTATGATATTGCTTAACTTCTCTTCAAGTAATTTTAGCTGATTATTTTGTGCTATAATATCTTCTTTTAAACAAGATATTGGTTTTGGCTCTCCTTCTACTAACTTTTCTACCATATCTCCATTTAAAAGCTTTTCTATATCATTTGACATCATTACTAATTCACTTAATCTTTTTGTATTTTCTTGTGATAAATCACAAATCTTTACATTTTTTTCTTCCATTTCTATTCCTCCTAATTTTTATACATAATAAAAGAGCCTATCTAGTTGATAAGCTCTTTTATCTATATATTTTCTTTTATTCGTACTGTATCTGTATTTAGGTCAAAAGTTATTAGTGTATTTGTCCTTATTAAGTATAAGTATATAATATTGTATCTTCTTTTATATGATTCTTGTATTTCTTTTATTAAGCATATCTCTTTATCTATTGCGCTTTTTTCTAGCATAACTTCTGAAAAGATAAATAATCTATAATCTTCAATATTTTCATCATATAAGTATTTTCCATTATGTACTTTATTCAATTTTTCTATTTTTTTCCTTAAAGCTTCGTTTATATCTTGTACTGAATTATCTTCATATACTGGTAATAAGTAAATATACCTTCCTTGTACCAATTCCTTAAGAAGAGGGAAGCCTCCCGTTAACCCTAAAACATTTTGTTCTTCATGAATTATTAGTCCTCCTCTCTTTTCATACCCTTTATTGAATTTTTGTATAGTTTTTTCTTTATTGTCATTTTTTTTAATTTTTTCTATAGTTTTAGGCAAATTCTTTAAAACATATCCTAAAAAATCTTGATTTTGTATTGTTGTTGTAACTTCAACCCCAGTTTGTTCGTTCTTCCAATCTGGACTTTCACTAGGTTGTAAATTTTCAATTTTACAAACTTTTTCTAATAATTCTAATGCAATTATCTCATAGATATCCTTTTTCATTTTTTCCTCCTAATTTGATAAATATTATAATGTATGTTGATCAAAAAAGTAAATATATTGCCTAATATTTTCCAAACAAGAGGATATTTAGAAACTTTTTTTCTTACTACTATTTTAGCACTTTTAAAACGCACCAAACGCACATTTATAATTTTTTTCTAAAAATCTATCATGTTTCATTCTAGCAGTACTTTCAGATTTATAGTTCATTGCATGCATAATTTGTATCCAGTTCATATTATCTATATAATAATGTTCAAAAATCTGTCTTATATCGCTTTTAGGAATTTTACTTATGTATTCTTCTATTTGTATTTGTAACTCTAATACTGCATTATATCTTTCTTTTAATATATGTTTAAGCATATTTAATTTAAAAGTTCTATTGTAATCATATCCATATATTACGGCATGTCTTTTATAGCCATTTTGTACAACATCAGACACCATTTCACTTTGTTTTTCTAGTCTGTCTATTCTTTTTTCTAGTTTCTGTACTTCTTGTTTTAAATCACAATATTGTATAAGGATTTCTCTTGTCATTTGTCCCTCCTACTTAAAATTATTTTTTCTACTCTCGACAAAGCTTCTAATTTTATTACTATCTAAAATAACATAATTCTAAAACTTAGTATTAGTATGCTTATTTATTTTTCTTTTAATAATAATTCTATTCTTTTTAACTTATATTTGCTATCGCTTATATGTGTTGCTAATCTTGACATGCTTATACTATGTCCTTCTATAATACTGCTTATATCTTCTTCTACTATGTCATTTGAGTCTATCCAACTGTATAATGCTTTTTCTAATTTTTCTTTTTTTGATAATTTCATATCAAAATCTCCTTAAATATCTTGTACTAATAATTCTGAATTATCATATATGAAAAAAGAGTAGCATTACCTACTCTTTGAAAATCTTCCATTTTTCCTTGGCTGTTTTTTAGCAATATTACTAAGTTTTTTCTTTGTTTCTTCCGAATGCCTTCTCGGTATCTCTTTAAACTCATTTATATCACTTATTAAGCCATTTCTTAATCTTTGCCATTGTAATTTATAATGTTTATTACATAATTGCATTTTACTATTTGTCATTTCACAACAACCAGGATATTTGCATTTTTTTCTTTTATTTCCTTTATGTTTTTCTTTTTCATTATCTTCATGATATTTTGTATGTTCACTTTTTGTCATTAACTCTAAATTATTTATGTCATTATTAGTTTTATTTTTATCTTTGTGATGTACATCTTCATTTTTTGACAAAGGTCTTCCAATATATTCAGACATAACTAATCTATGCTCTAAGACATATCCTTTCCTGTTTGCATTTGGATTTTCTGGTTTCCACACTTCAATATATCCTTGTTTATTTATTCTTTTTCCACCTTTATTATTAAATCCTTTTTTCCCTTTATGTGCTTTTATTGAATTTTCTAAGCATTTTTTTGATGGAAAAGGTTTACTTACTTCCATCCCTGCTGCCTTTAATGCTTCTCCCCAACTTCCAAATGCTGTCCTAAATGACATTTCGCTTGGCAAATCTTTTCTAGAATTTATGTATCTTTTTGTAGGTACTTTTCCTTCTTTCTTATATATATTTTTTAAAATTTCTATTAATTGTTTCTGTTTAGTATTCACAATAATCACCTCGTTGTTATCTTATCATATTCATATACTTATTGTAATACTATTTTATCTTTTTATATAGTTCCTATTATTCCTGTATCTGGTTTAGTTATTTCTTTTGAAAATTCTACTGTTACTAAATTTCTCTCTAATTTACTTAAATCCATCTTTTCACCAACTTTCCTATTTTGGTTCTGTTTTTATACTTTTTTAATAAACTTGTACTAGTTTTTAGTATTAAGTTTGTTATTTTGTGTCTAATTTAAAACAATTTTGATTATATTGTTCATGTGTTAGTATTGTTTTTATATCTTCTTCACACATACATTTACAATTAGTATTCTCTCCTGTTGTTTCTAAAACAGGTTTTTCTCCCGCAAATAAATATTTATCTGTAACCAAATAATCATTTACAAAATCTCCGACTTCTATTAAGTCTATTATGTTTTTACTGTGTTTTGCTATATTTTCTATTTTAAAAGGTATAGGCAATTCAAAATTCATTTTTACATATATTGTATCCTGATTTATTCTTATTACTTTTCCTATTCCTAAAGCTATCAATCTAAAATCATCATTAATTCTCACATATTCTCCTACTTTAATATCCATATTCTACTCCTCTTTCAAAATTTCATTCTGCTGACCACTAGCTTAGAAGGCTAATGTTCTATCTAACTAAGCTACTGTCTACTCCTTTTCTACTAATCCTATTCATACATATATATCCTGCTATAAATCCTATTAGAAATACACATATTAGTACTATTGTTGTTTCTATATTTTTCTCTTGCTTAAACGTATCTTTGCTATAATATTTGATTTTATCTTTCATAATCTCCACTCTCCATATCTAAATATGTAACTCCTACAGCATAAGCACTCCAAATATCTGCCTTAAATCCATAAAACCAACCTGGATT